AGGAGTATGAGTAACAATACCTTTTTCATAATCATATTCTTATTAATCCTACAACTCTATAGACTGCAAATATATCAATTTTATTAACTTCAAAGTCAGGATATTCTTTATTATATGAAACGCACCGATATTTTTCGCCTGCATCATACAATCTTTTTAGTACCGCGCCATCTCTCGTGTCTAAAACATACGTTTTACCCCACTCTATAACATCGTTTACTTTACAAATCGCTATTTCATCTCCGCTTTGAAATTTAGGCTCCATGCTATCGCCTTTAACCAACATAGTAAAATCGTATCTGGGAAGAGCTTTAACGACTGGTATTTGTTCACAATCATAAGATTTAATGCTATCCTCAAATCCGCATAAAGAACCTGCTGCCGCGGTCATAGGTATACGCGGACGTGTCTCAACCGATGCCAAGGTATCGTCGGTTTTAAACATTTTGCCTTTTCCTGCGATTAACCAATCTGATGAAACATTGTCGAATGACGATATTATTTTTTCAATTAAATCAATATCTATTGATTTTCTACGCCCTGTTAAATAGTTGTTTAGCGTCGAGTAGTTAAAATCTATATCAGATGCGAATCCCCGAGGGGTTACGCCTCTTTTTTCTATTAGCTGTTTAACCCTTTGAATAACAGTAGTTTCCATTATGTGACTATTTAGAACTTGTATAAATAACGCCATTTGACGATATTTATAGCTTAAAAAATTTGGATATATCGTCAAACGACTATATCTTTGCACCGAACAAAGTAATTAATTAAGTACGCACAAAGAAATAGCCGTCGGACAATCTGCCCAACAAACATAAATCTATGACCGCAAATATACGACGGCTTTTTCTATTAACAAAGTAATTAAGTAAATAAATGAAAATGAAAGCAGAAAAAGTTACACGTGAAATGCTACGTAGTATATCTGTAGGAGAGACCGTAGTATTTGAATTGCCGACAGCTGCGGCATGTGATAGTGGTAAAGCTACAGCTTGCCAGATGCAGAATATTGATGGCGTAAAATACAGTGTTCGTACGGACTATAAAGCACGATCACTTTCTATAACAAGAAAGCCATTATGATAACGACACGTCCAGAGGTAGAACCCGCGGGCCTGTATACACAGAAGCAAGCAGCGGAAGCACTGCGCGTAGAACGGCACACGATAAGGCGCTATGAAGCTAACAACCTATTGCGCTTTCGTGTCCGCAAAGCAGGAAACCAAAAAGTAACGACCGGCACTGAAATTATTAAATGCTGGCAGAGTATGTACCTATAAAATTATAATCCCATGAACCCTTTAAAATGGACTAAAGAAGAATGGAAAGATGCAGGCGCGTGCGCAGCATTTACCCTGGTGCTTTTCACATTGTTTTATATCACAGTTTATATATTTCATTAAACCCATTTATTATGACAAATCTAGAAATTACAGTGCATGTAAATTTAGGTGTAACACCCGATTTGGTAGCGTTAGTTAACGCTATACTGCACAAAGAAGCACAGCCGATAGTAGCTGCAAATGAACCATTACTTGAAGTATCTGCCGAAGAGAAACCGGCACGTAAATCGCGTAAGACAAAAGAAGAACAACCGGAATCCGAAACACCCGCCGAGGAATCAGCGAAACAGGATGGTATAACAGGAGAATTTACAGAAGAGGACGTACGCGCTGCGATGCATCGGACACGGGCAAGAATTGAGGGTGAGGACTACAAAGAGAACACGGACAGTGAATTATACAAAAAGTATCACAAGCAACTGACCGCGCAGTTTAAAAATATTAGTGCGATACTAGGTGCTGATAAGCCCAGTGCTTTACCTGCCGACAAACGCGAATCTTTTATTAAGCAGTGCGACGAACTGATAATAGGTGAGGGCGAAACAATATCAACTAAATGCCCATACTAATATGCCAGGAACACACGCACTATTAAGCCCATCGGCCGCACATCGATGGATGCACTGCACGGCAGCACCACGCCTAGAGGCTAATGCACTGAACAAAGAAACAACTTATGCCCAAGAAGGCACATTGGCACACGCCTACTGCGCCTATAAGCTTAAAAATTTTTTCAACCTGCCGACCAACGGCGAGATAGAGGAATTTAAGCAACTGGATGCCGAATATCACACAGGGGAGATGGACGAATATACGGACACCTACTATACTATCGTAATGGAAAAATATAATGCTGCACGCACTAAAACAAAGGACGCACAGCTAAGAATAGAAACAAGATTAGATTTTTCTAAATACGTGCCCGAGGCTTTCGGAACCGCAGACGCCATTATTATTGCTGATGGGTGCTTGGAGATCATAGACTTTAAGTATGGCAAAGGCGTACGCGTATTGGCAGAAGAAAATCCGCAAATGATGATTTACGCCTTAGGCGCCTACGAAGCATATAGCTTTGAATACAATATTAACCGCGTACGTATGACTATCATACAGCCGCGTATAGACAACCTTAGCGAATATGAACTAACTACATCTGACCTGCTTAAATGGGCTGCATTGAAATTAGCGCCTAAAGCTAAAGAAGCCTATGACGGAGGCGGTAAACAGTTACCTGGTGAATGGTGCCAATTCTGCCGCGTTAAATGTAGCTGCAAAGCATTAGCGATGCAATGCGTGGAAACAGCGCAAAAATTCGATGATCCAAAATTAGTCAATAAAGAGGACATGCAAAGCATTATACTGCCACGCATAGCCACTATTAAGACGTGGCTAACAGGAATTGAAGAATACGCCTTAGCGCAGGCCCTGGATGGTGTAGAATACGACGGATACAAAGTAGTAGAGGGGCGCAGCAATCGAAAAATTACCGACCCGAATCAGGTAAGTAGAATACTTGAAACTAATGGCTATGATGAAAGCGACTATCTAAAGCCCGCAGAGCTTAGAACTATTACCGATCTAGAGAAATTATGCGGTAAAAAGCGATTTACGACACTTTGCGCGGACTATATCGATAAGCCGCAAGGAAAACCAACGCTAGCACCCGAAAGCGACAAACGCCCCGCATTCAATGCCGCAACCGAGGATTTTAAGAATATAAATGTTTAACAATTAAAAATTAAAAGTCATGATTAAACCAATCGTAAAAGACAACAAAGTAGTATTTGGCCCGTGTCGCCTTAGTTACACACACGTCTTTGCAAAGTATGCACCGGACGGTGACGCTGCAAACGGCAAGTATATGACGAATGTACTTATACCGAAAGACGAGAAAGAAACGATTAAGGCTATAAATGCCGCCATCGAAAGTGCTAAACAATCAGCTGTCGTAGGTAAGTGGAACGGAAAAGAGCCTAAAAAGCTGGATATGCCACTTCGTGATGGGGATGACAAAGAGGATGACGTATATAGTGATCATTTTTATCTAAATGCCAAAAGTACTACTCGTCCCGGTCTCGTAGACAAGCACAAAGTACAAATAGTAGACGAGGAAGAAATGTACAGTGGTGTGTGGGCTATCGTTTCAGTTACATTTTTTGGATTTGATGTTAATGGAAATCGCGGCGTAGCCTGTGGGCTTAACAACCTCATGAAGTTTAAGGACGATGAACACATGGGTGGCCGTGTATCAGCCGAAGCTGATTTTGCCGATATAGACAGTGAGGACGACGACGATCTATAAATCGTAAGGCAGCCCGGAAAGACGGGCAACCGGGGATATGGTGGAATTGGTTAGACACTCCTTCCTAGCGCAAGGGATTTGTTCCGTTCAACTCGGACGTTCATAGGGTATATGAAAAATGCAGGTTCAAATCCTGCTATCTCCACAATAATATATAATTATGAAAGAATTAGGAATAGACATAGAAACATATAGTAGTAACGACTTGCTAAGCTGCGGCGTATACAAATACGTAGAAGCTTCTGACTTTACTATTTTATTATTTTCATACAGCGAAGATGGCGGACCGGTTAAATGCGTTGATTTTGCTTTGGGCGAATCACTCCCGGACGATATACGCCAGGCGCTAACAAATCCGAACATAACAAAGACTGCATTTAACGCCGCATTTGAGCGTATTTGTCTTAGCAAATACTATGGAACACATTTAGACCCATCGCAATGGAAATGTACGATGGTACGTGCAGCCCGAATGGGATTGCCGTTATCGTTAGCGCAATGCGGTGAAGTGCTGCACTTGGAGCAGCAAAAAATGACTGAGGGAAAAGCGTTAATACGTTTCTTTTCTGTGCCGGCTAAATCAACTAAAAAAGACACTTCCGATTTATTTAATACCGGGAATAAAGCTAATAGGCATCTACCTTCTGATTATCCCGAAAAATGGGCCGTGTTTAAGTCTTATAATATTCGGGACGTAGAAGTAGAGCAAGCCATACTAACAAAAGTGCGTCGTCTGGAATCACCCGAATTTGACGAAGAATTATATATAGCTGACCAGGAGATTAACGACCGCGGTGTTATGATAGATCGCACATTAGTTGAGGCAGCAGAACGTTTTGACACAGAGTACAAAGCGCAATTACTTAAAGAAGCACAAACACTAACGGGGTTGGAAAACCCAAATAGTCCAGCACAGATTAAGACGTATATCAGTAAGTCTACCGGATTAACTATTGAAAGCCTTAATAAGAAGAATCTAGACGATTTGGATAAGCAGCTAATATTTTTCCCAAAGGCACAAAAAGTTTTAGCTCTCCGTCGTGAAATGGGTAAAACGAGTAACAAAAAATATAGCGCCATGCTTAGTTGTCTTTGCAAAGATGGACGTGTACACGGACTTTTGCAATTCTATGGCGCGGCACGTACTGGGCGATGGGCCGGTAGACTAGTCCAATTACAAAACCTGCCACAGAATCATTTAGAAAGTTTAGATGAAGCCCGTTATCTAGTTCGTCAAGGTGATTTAGACGAATTCGAATTAAACTATGATAACGTAACACAAGTACTTAGCGAATTGATACGCACGGCATTTATTGCTAAGCCGGGATGCACTTTTCACGTTTGCGACTTTAGCGCTATAGAATGTCGCGTTATCGCCTGGTTAGCTGGTGAAAATTGGGTATTGGACGTATTTAAAGCTGGGGGCGATATATACTGCGCAACAGCGTCTAAGATGTTTAATAAGCCGGTAGAAAAACACGGACAAAACAGCGAACTAAGACAAAAAGGGAAAATAGCCACATTGGCGTTAGGCTATGGCGGTGGTGTATCAGCCTTAGAAGTAATGGGCGGCGCACGTCTGGGACTAACAGAGGATGAAGAAAAGGACACCGTTAATAAATGGCGCGAAGCTAATCCACATATCGTACGTCTTTGGGGTATCATAGAGAAAGCGGCCTATACAGCTATTAAGACCGGAAAGGACGTACAAATTAACCGTGGTATCATAATCGGTAAACGCTGGGGCATGCTAACTATTACTTTGCCATCCGGGCGTACTCTGTGCTATCCGCGTGTCGATATAGGAGAGGAAAACGACCGCTGGAGAGAATGCCGGGAAGTCATCGAATATGAGGGCCTAAACCAAACTACTAAGAAGTGGGAAAAAGTACGTACATACGGCGGAAAACTAACAGAGAATATAGTACAAGCCATTGCACGTGACATTTTAGGAATTGTAATACTGCGTGCTCGAAAACGCGATCTAGACATCGTATTTCACATACACGATGAAATTATCGTAGAAGCTAAGCCGGATCAAACGCTACAAAGCGTTGAGGCTCTATTTAGCGAACCGATAACCTGGTGCCAAGATTTGCCACTAAAGGGGTCAGGATATACCACCCCATACTACTTAAAAGATTAAATGTACCTTTAAAAATAATGTATTATGACTGAAAATCAAAAAACAAAAATGGCGCTTTTGTTCATGAGCAAAGGCAATTTAACAAATGCAGAATTAGCCTATGAATTTGTCATGGCTGAAAGTGAAAAATCGGAAAATATGCCAAGCAAAGAAAAACCTGATGGTATATATCTAATTTGTAAAAAGGGTGATCCGGTACTAGTTAAACCGCGTGAACCTTTTGAAAAAGGAGATGGATGCGTATTTGGATATACTGGTGATCTGCTGGACGTCGTCGCCGTAGGTATTAAGATGGGGCACAGAACTGTCGCTGTAGCACTTAAAGATGCAGCTGACGGAAAAGAAATAACGCTGACTGAAAAGGATGATAAAACTAACTGGGACGGCTATAAAGATAACTGCACTGACGCTGTGGCAGATTGGAACGGAAAAGAAAATACGGCCCACCTGGATAAAATAGGACTTAACAAAGACCTAGCATTAGAATCCGGGCAATACATACCGTCCGTGGGTGAAATGTATCTTATCTACCTACACAAAAAAATTCTTAACGCGGTATTGTGTTACATAGGTGGCGATCCTATAGCGGACGATTGGTATTGGACTTCTACCGAGTTCAGTGCGACGTACGCCTGGCTTCTGAGCCTCGGCACCGGCACCATGGGCAACGGCACTAAGGCCACGGGCACGTATCGGGTACGCCCTGTTTCAGCATTTATTATTTAATAGTCAGTTATTAACCTTAGCCCGGCGAAAGCCGGGCTGAAAAACCTAAAACAGAATGAGAGTAATAGACCATTATCGAAGCAGCATTCGAGTTACGCGAGAGATAGAAGATACCCGCATGACAGCTCAATCTTTGATCTGTAACAACAATTCGGAAAATATAATAGATAGCCAGGCAATGGCGGAAGCCTGTAATGATTTACCCGTTATTTACATAGTTAAAGTACAAGTTAAGGTATTATTTGTGTGGGTAACTATATGGCGTGAAAGCTGTGATATTTCGGACGAAGCTACACGTGTGTGTATACTTAACCGGGCAAATGATATTTTTAAAATGATGGAGGATAGGACATGAGAACTAAAAAAGCGCGTTTTATACAATTGGAATTATTTCCAAATCTGAATAGCGAGGGGGGGGGGGAAATATGAATAAACTGAAATGTGAAAAATGTAAATCCTGCTTGCTCTATCATGAAGACGAGGAAGATATAGGAACTTGCAAAATAACTGATAATATAGTGGATGCAGATCAAGAAGCTTGCACGGATTATCGCAATAAAGACACGGGAGAATGAATAACCAGTTATTCGACGAATATCTAAAAGGCGGATATGACGATATTTGTGATTTTGAAACATATAAGAGTATTCGCCTTAAAGATAGTAGCAAACTACGCAAATCCTTTGCCGAAAAGATGATCAAAGATTTCTGTAGCAAACTACGTAAATCCTTTGTCGAAAAGATGATAGCTAATAAAAAACATAAGTGACAAAAAAATTTAATTCGGAAATAAGCGCTAATGTAACCGGCAAAGCCCTTTGCATTATATATGGAATCTTAGATAAAGAAGAAATACCGTACAGCGCGTACGTACGTAAAGCTGATAAGGGCATTAGGCTAATCACCATTTGCGCAAATGCCAAAGACATACCGCATTTTAAGGACGTACTTAATAAATTTAACTATGATAGAGGTTAAGCACGATATAGAAATAGACATAGCTACCGCGCATAGTCGATTATCCAAAAAATGGAAAAATCGTCGCTGGAAATGGAGCGAACTATTAAACCGGTGTGCAGACACAAAGCGCACCGGTGAAACCGCTAAGGAATACGCTAAAATGACCAGGGAAGAACAAAGTGACATCAAAGATGTTGGCGGATTTGTAGGCGGGTATCTATCCGGAGGAACACGCAAAAATGCTAACGTAATGTATCGCACTGTAGCTACTTTGGATATAGACTACGGAACGCCGAACGTGTGGGATGATTTTACGATGGCCTATAATTTTGCTGCTATGCTATACAGCACTCATAAGCACACCGATAAAAAGCCACGATTTCGCCTAGTATTTCCGCTAAGTAGACAAGTTACGCCTGCTGAATATGAGCCACTTTGCCGCAAGATAGCTGCCGAAATAGGAATAGACCTATTCGACGATACGACATACGAGTTACCACGTCTTTTCTACTGGCCATCAACAAGCAAGGACGCGCCCTACGTGTTCGAGTATCAGGACGGGAAAGCCTGCAATGTCGATAAGATACTGAACACCTACAAGGATTTTCACGATGTATCAGATTGGCCGGTATCGAGCCGAGAGGGCGATATTATAGCACACGAAATACGTAAATCCGGTGATCCAATGGAAAAGCCGGGATTAATAGGTGCTTTTTGTCGTGCGTATACTATTGAGGATGCTATAGATACGTTTCTATCTGACAAATACGAAAAGACGATCACTGATAATCGTTATACGTATAAGCTGGGAAGCGTAGCCGGTGGATTGGTTTGTTATGAAAACAAATTCGCATATAGCCATCACGAGACAGACCCGGCAAGCAGACAGCTATGTAATGCGTTCGATCTAGTGCGCATTCATCTATTTGGCATCGAAGATGAGGGTACTAAAGTAACAGACGTTACGCATCTGCCATCTTACGTTAAGATGCAGGATTTTGTATCAAAAGATAAAAACGTTCGCGTGTTACTCACTAAGGAACGCCAAGCCGATATTAAAGATGACTTTGACGGCATAGTTATTGATGACGCAGACACGGACGACACCGACTGGATGGCAGGACTTTCATACGATCGAAAAGGCACCATCAAATCAACGGCCAAGAATATTATAGCCATTTTAGAAAATGATCCTAAACTAAAGGGTCATATTTATCATGATCTCTTTAGTAGCTTTGACTTAGTCGCAGGGGGTCTTCCATGGAATAAAAAGGCAACACAGTGGGGTAATAAAGATGACGCAAATCTGCGTGTATACCTGGAAGAAAACTATGATGTTACCGGGAAAGATAAAATAAAAGACTCTAAAGACGTTATACTCACTAAACATCAGATACACCCAATCAGGACTTATTTGCAGGCTCTACAGTGGGATGGCGTGCCACGCCTGGATAAACTTATCATTGATTACCTAGGAGCGGTAGACACGCCTTTAAATCGTGCTATGACACGTAAACATTTTACCGCTGCTGTAGCGCGCGTAATGAACCCCGGTTGCAAGTACGATTATTGCCTCATCGTTCAAGGTGTTGAGGGACTGGGAAAGTCAACGTTATTTAACACGATGGGCGGCGAATGGTTTAACGACAGCTTGACAACGACGGAAGGCAAAACCGGCATGGAAACGCTGCGGTGTGGATGGATAATAGAATTAGCCGAGCTATCAAGTATTAAGCGCAGCGACGTAGAACAGGTAAAAAACTATATATCACGTAGAGATGACATATATCGTGCTGCATACGGAGCTGTAGTAGAAAAGCACCCACGTCAATGCGTATTCTGTGGGACTACCAACGAAGACTATTTTTTAAAAGGGGATACCGGGAATAGGCGATTTTGGGTTATCTCCACTGACGAATCACTTCGGCGGTATACTAATGAAGACTTGGCAGAAAATCGTAATCAGATTTGGGCCGAAGCCATGCAGCGATACAAAGATGGTGAAAAACTATATTTACCTAAAGACTTGGAGCAAGAAGCGAGACAAAGGCAAAAGGACTATGGAGATGATAATGACGACCCAATGCCGGGCACTTTAGCTGTATATTTAGATATGCTACTTCCTGCTGACTGGGATAGCTGGGATTTAAAGCGTCGACGTGCGTACATAAGTAATCCCGACCCGTTGGATGAAGTTGGAACTATCCGACGCAACAGGGTGTGCGCAGCAGAGTTTATTTGTGAGCGCCTGGGCCGAGATATGACGGATAAGGAATATAAATACTTGGCTCGTCGGGTGTGTAAGTTGTTGGATAGTATGCCAAATTGGGAACGTGTAAGTACGACTCACCATGCCGAAAAATTATATGGTAGGCAGAAAGGATTTAGACGAGTATTTCAAGTGCAGGATTTAGATGATAGTGATATATAAATGGCAACCGAACAGCGCAACCGAATAGCGCAACCAAGATATAAAAAATAAACGGCAACTTAAAAAGAAAAAATAAACGGCAACCGCAACCGAAATAAAAATCTTAGTTGACATGTTCAGTTGCCATTTAAAACGCTTAAAATAAGTCTTTTATAGTATTAGCAACTAAAGCAACTATAAAAGTATATTAATTATAAAAGTTATGTTATATGATAGTTTTTATATAAAAATTAAGTAAAACACACAATCACGCAAAGTTACGCGCGTACGCGCGAGAGTTTACGCCATAAAAAATAAAGAAAATGAAGAAAGAAATAGCAAATATAGTTAACCACTCCGAAGTATCGGAAAAAGCGATAGAACGTTATTTAGTGGACGAAGTAAAAAAAATAGGGGGCGTGTGCCTTAAATATTCTAATCAGAATGTAGCCGGCTATCCGGATAGGTTGCTATTGCTTCCTGGTCCGAGAACAATTTGGGTAGAACTGAAAAGTAAAGGCAAGCATACTACCACTTTGCAAAATGTACGTATACGTACTCTTCAAAATCTTGGTTATTCCGTTTTTGTGTGTGATAACAAAGAATCAGTAGATAACGTAATTAAAACTTACAGAAATGGAATATAAACCGTACGATTATCAAAAAAAAGCAATACGGTGGGTGTTAGATCACCCACGCTGTACTCTCTTCATGCAAATGGGTCTTGGTAAGAGTTCAATTACTTTGACCGCCTTACAGGAACTTATAGACGACTGCGAAATTAATAGGGCGTTAGTAGTGGCGCCTAAAAAGGTAGCTGAAACGACTTGGACTACGGAGGCGCAAAAGTGGAATCACTTAAAGACCTTGCGAGTAGCCAAAGTAATGGGAACTGAAAAGCAACGTCGATTAGCCTTAGATCAAAAGGCAGACATATACGTTATCGGGCGTGATAGTTTCGTGTGGCTGGTAGGACTGTACGGCGGTATGCTCCCGTTTGATGTTTTAATTATCGATGAATTAACCAGTTTTAAATCGGCAAAGAGTGAAAGGTTCAAAGCTATGCGGATGGCGACACCTACAGTAAAGCGCGTTATAGGATTAACCGGTACACCCGCGCCTAATGGCTTAATCGATCTGTGGGCGCAAATGTACTGTATCGACATGGGCCAAAGACTTGGCAAAAGCCTATCAAAGTATCGAGAAACCTATTTCGAGACACATAAATGGAATAATATTATAGTCCGTTGCGATGTAAAGAAAGGTTGCGAGAACATTATCAAGACAAAGATCGAAGATATATGCTTATCTATGCAAGCGAAAGACTATCTACAGTTACCGGCACTGTTGACGCATACGATTAAAGTTGAATTATCGCCGTCCACTATGGCAGCCTATACGAAGTTCGAGAAAGACAAAGTTATAGAGTTTAACGATGCGCACGCCGGAGAACCGGCAAATGTGTTGGCAAACAGCGCAGCGGGTCTCATGAACAAATTAAGCCAATTCGCCAACGGCGCTATCTATGACGACGATAGAAATGTACACGAAGTACATAATGAAAAATTGGATAAGTTAGCAGAGATCATAGAAGCTGCCAATGGTAATAGCGTATTAGTGTTTTATCAGTATAAACACGATATAACGCGCATCGCCAAGAAACTAAAAGGATACAAAGTAGAGGCTTATAAAGACGAAAGGCAACTATTAGACTGGAATGCAGGAAAGATAGATGTGCTATTAGCGCATCCTGCAGCTACTGCTTTCGGGCTTAACATGCAAAAGGGTGGACACTATATAGTTTGGTTTGGGACAGGGTGGAATCTTGAATTATATCAACAGGCTAACGCGCGCCTACATAGACAGGGCCAACAATACCCGGTAACAGTATATAAACTATTATGTGCTAATACTGTAGATGAACGTGCTAATGCGGCATTAGATAATAAGACAGGCGTACAGCAAAGTCTATTGGATAGTCTCAACTATTTAACCCGTAAATACTGTATTTAGAACTGATTAAAAATAAAAAAACAATGAAAACAGGATTTATATTATTAGCTATGTGGATAATATCCGTAATAGTCACAATTATCGTTCAGGAGTATTTAAACAGAAAGCGATTTAACGGGGATGAAGGGTATACACCAATGCCGAGTGATAAAGAATCAATTCGTGATGTCCCCGATAAAATATATCTTCAAATAGGAGACGAAATACCAAACAGTGTCAATTTTAAAGACCTAGATGAAGTTACTTGGTGCGAGGATAGAATAAACGAAAATGACATTGAATATGTTCGCGTTAAAAAGAAAAATCATAAATGGCATTGGTATCTAGGGGCGCCAGGATAAAAAATAATTTAAAATAATAATATTATGAGTGTAAAAATAACGATCAGATTTAGTGAGAATATGGCTCTTAGAATTAAAGAGTTATCAAAAATTCACGGTAAAAGTCAAAGTGTAATAATAAAAGCGCTTTTGCTAAATAGTTTAAATGCTATCATAGATAAAGACGGAAACTATATAACTTCTCCTAGTCGAGATACCGTTTTAAGTCTAATAGCTAAAAATTATGCGAGACTTAAAGATGCGTGCAATGTGAATTCAAACGGAATTTATTGCTCTAAGAGCAAAGAAGATATTTTTGGAGATACCGTTCTTCTAGTTTCAAGAGACGAGGGAGCCTCAGCGATGACGGAAAAGGAATTAATAGAGCATTTTAAATACCGATATAACATGATTTTATATCAAAATATTCAAAATGAGAAGAAAAGAAAGGGGGTTAATTAATTATGCCGACAATCTACAAGCCAAAGAAAGAAAAGGAGAAACGTATTGATAATTACTACATTGAAAGGCAGAGAATATACAACTCGGAAAGATGGCGTAAACTGTCAGAATATAAGCGATCCGCAACGCCACTTTGCGAACTTTGTGAAGAAAAGGGGATAACTAGAGCCGCAGAAGATGTTCACCATGTTATTTCTTTCATGAAAGGACGCGATAGGGGAGAAAGGGAAGAGTTGGCTTACAATTACAATAACCTCATGAGTCTTTGCAAGGAATGTCACCAGAACATACATAATAAACGCGCATCTAAAAATTAAAAACGGAAAAAGGCGGCCAATCGGGACCGCCTTTTTGTTATATACTGATTTATTAATCTTCTGATACTTTAATAGTGTAGAAATAGTCATCACTACCTGAATCAACGTAATTTTCGTAAATTATAACGGTTATAGTGGTTTGCCAATCTCCGTTCATTTCTCCGTCAATCTGTAATTTTTGAATTGAATTCGAATAGTATTTTTCACCATCAAAAAAGTTTTTCAACTCTTCTTTACTACCTGCTGTGAAACCTTTCCGATTGAGTAGGCTAATTACTTCTTGTTCAACCTCTGATGTTGTTTTTGAGATTATCTCTTTGGCATTAATTAGATTTTTCATGATGTTTTACTTTTAAAATCGTTGCAATTTAATAAATATTTATTTGTCTATTCAATAATATGTGCTAAAATGCTATTGCATTTGCGAAAGTTATCATCTTTGCTACATTCTCAATATCGGGTTTAATTGTGACAAACGAATCGTTGTCTCTATCTGTGAACTCTATTCCGACTCTTTCGGCGTCTTCACGATAACAATATAGACCCATCCCGTAAAAGATACAATCTCTATAATTGATTTCATTACCTGTATTCGATTTGCTGATCATTTCAGCAGCTAATTTATTTGTTTCCATAATCATTTTGTTTTGTGGCGGGTTATTAACCCGCCTGGTTAAATCTTATTCTCTTTCTAGTGTTATCTCGTTTTCACCATTTGTATAATGTTGATACCAATAGCAATCCGATGTTTTCTTGTAGCCGTTAGCCTTTAGTTCTGATTCTAATTTCCACATTTCTTCGTTTGATGAGTATTTAATCGTTTTCATGATTTGTTTATTGAGTTGTGAATAAATTCTACTGCTTCCATTCTCGACATTGATAACTTCTTACTTACCACTGCTATCATGTTATCAACTTGTTCTTGAGTATTCAATCTGTCATTGACAAATTCAGCCATAATAAAAGTCTCAACGATGTTTCTTTTAATCTGATTTGCTTTCATGTTCTTATCTCCTATCTTTAATGATTTAATCTAATGATATATCTGTAAGAACCGTATTCAAGGTTCTTTTTATCAACGATGTTACGAGCTACTTTGATGCTTTTATAAACCTTTTCGCCGAACTCTTTAGTGATTGTGTCGTAAATATTGTAAGTCTTCATAATGTTTTATTGTTAGAGTGTATAATCGTAGCCAAACCCAACCAAATGCCAATTTCCATTTGCCAGCTTATATACTTTTTTATAAGTGGTTGATAACTTGTTTTTTCTAACTTCCATCGAATTGTATAATCTGTTCAATTCGATCGCGGCTTCCATTCTAGTTTTCATTTTAATATCTCCTATCTTTTAATTGTTATTTGTTCCTTTATTATGATACAAATGTAAATGAATTACTTTACATAAACAAATAAAAAGCAATAAATATATTGATATTTAACACTAATTAGTAAATGAATTACTTTACATACAATATATTAATGTATATTTGCGCCATAAACAACAAAAGAAGCAATGAATAGAATAAAGGAAGTGCTTAAAGAGCAATCAATGACGCTACAAGAACTTGCAGACTTATTGCATATAAGTAGGCAAGCATTGAGCTTGCAGATAAAAGGAAGCGCAAACATAAACACATACGAGCGTATAGCCTCTGTACTTAACGTACCAATGTGGCAACTGTTCTCATCTCCCAGTGAGGTACAAAGAGACATTGATATAATAGAGTGTCCCCACTGTCATAAGAGATTTAAGATAGTACCAATAGATTAGCACCGGCTTTCTTATAAGAGCGAGGACGTGATTGATTTACGCCCTCTTTTTTTATGTCTTCTCCGTGGAACAAAATGTTTCACAAGTGTTTATATATTTATTCATTTAGTATGCGTGGAACACCTGTGAAACATCTGTAGATCGTGAAACAAATTGTTCCACGGCGCAATAAATATTTATTCATTTTTTATGTGGGGAACAATTTGTTTCACGGGTATGGGGTCATTTTTTAATTTTTTGCCCTCGCCAAACCTCGCCCTAATCGAGTTTACACAAACAGTGTTTTTTGAAAAAAGCCAAAATGTAGCAAAATGTTAAAATTGCGTTTTTGTCGGACAAAAAAAATGTTTTCTTATAAAAACACATATCAGATGAAAGGCGTAATTTTTAAAATTCCGAAGACAATAAAGCACAAAGACGCTAGAAAAATAATATCTAGCTTTGTCAGAGACCTGAATAATAGAGGTGTTTTGTCTGAATATGACATTCCTAATCTTCACAGGATGGCAACGGCCTATGATTCTTATTTATCATGTGTGGATACTATTTCAAGAGATGGTATGACCATGACAAATATAAAAGGGGAAGAAGTGAAGCGCCCAGAAATGAATATTTTAAAAGAAAGTTGGTCGCAATACTTGGACCTTGCAAAGGAGTATGGATTTACTATGAAATCGAAAGGACAGATAAAAGCACTTTCTTCAAGTGACGATGAAGAATGTCCGATGGATTTACTTGTAAAAGAGATGAGATGATAAAGGGGTATTATAAATATGCCCAAGATGTCATAAACGGCGATGTTGTATGCGGTGAGTGGATAAAACTTGCCGCAAAACGTTTTTTTGATCTTATAGAAGATGATAGATATGAATTCAAGGAAGAAGAGGCTGACAAAGTTATAAACTTCTTTGGCATGCTCCATCATTTCACGGGAAGACATGCCGGTAAAAAATTCTTGCTTCAACCGTGGCAACAGTTTATAGTGGCTTCCATATTCGGAATTTATGTAAAATCTACAGGCAAGAGGCTGACAAATTATGTCTTTATAGAAATAGCTAGAAAAAATGGAAAGACTGCATTCGCTGCAGGGCTTTCTCTGTATTGTTTGATTTACGACGGAGAAAGCGACGCCGAAGTAGATTTGGCAGCAAATTCTAAAGAACAAGCA